GAATTCCCGGGATCCCACTATAAAAATATAGTGAGTGGTATTACCGAATTCCCGGGATCCGAGGGTGCGTAGCACCCTCGCCTATTCAGGCCTTGCGTCCATATTGGGTAACATTGAATTCAGAAAGCAGAGCAGTCTCTGCCATGTTACACAGTTCCTGAGAACCGATGACAGTCCACTGATTGAGGTCACTAATATCAGCAACGTATTTGCCATGCTCATTTACCTCTTTAGGAGCACCGTCAGCAGTTGCCTTAACATACAGAGAATACTGATAGGCAATTCGAGGATGCCGACGGAAATTTGTGACCATGTTGATTCTAGCTGTATCCAACTGCATGCTAGTAACAGCCTTAGAAACATACTCTCTCAGCAGCTTTTCAGTGGTCATGGTGGTGAAATCCCACTGAAGAGTAACAGGCAACAGGGCGCAGATCATCTCAGATACGATAAGCCCACCATTTGCATAGTAGAAAATGCGAGCATAGTTCGCAATATCGGTTCCAGTGGTATTAACCAAAGTGATGGATTTGTCACCAGGCCGAATCTGAATAGCAGCTCCACCACCAATACCTCTGGCAATGATGGACACATCCTTAGGATCGTACACATTAGTAAGTCGCGTAGCAACCATAGTGTCAGCAGGAGTGACGTCATCATGGTCGAAGTTTACGAAAGTCTTAGCTGTGAGACGATCCATATTAAGCGTAAGCTTTTCAGCCACGCCCATGGGAATCTCAGTGCAAGTTTTACCGATAAGGTATCCGTGCTTAGGATCCTGCACGAGTACGTTGTAGCCCTTATCAAAGTCCGCTTCCTCTGTGTAGTGAACGTTATCACCAATGAGGGTACAGTTATTAATTTGATCCAGGACTTCACGAGAATAAGAAGGAACTACAACATAGTTTTCAGGGATCATAGGAATCATGTAAATTCCATTAGATCCAAAGGCCTTCAGAATATCACCGCTCATGATATTCATGTCTTCGCTACGCAGTACTGGCTCCAGCATAGCCTCACCATATTGGTGAAGCATTTCAGTAGTCAGCAAATTCACCTGCGATACTTCCTGAGAAACAGGATTGCCATAGGGAGTCAGAGGCTTGTACCACAGCATGCCACTGGTATCATATACCCCTTCCTCCACTAGCTTGTTGCGCAGACGATAATGGTAGAAGCCAGTAGGTACATACAGATAAGTTTGAGCCTTATTCTGATCAGTGTCAGTATAGTAGCCCTCATACATCCACATATGTCTAGCAAAGACAGACATAGACGAAGGAATGCACATACTGCCAACTTTAACCGCGAAAGAATTAATCATTGCGCGGAAGTCGGCTAAACGAGCGTGAACATCCTCGAAGTCTACACCCATGGCGTTGGTAACAGCAACGGGATAGTATTTGTTGGTATACGAATACGTCATTGCTACGCCATAAATACGCCGCAGGTAGGCCATGAAAGAATAGATATTGTCCATGGCCATCAAATAAATGCCCAGATCGGGAGCATCATAATTAGCGTGACCAGAGTTAGCGTGGCGTACGAAAGAGTAAATATTACGAATAGCCACGTTGAGCGGAGATACCGCAGAATCGGAATTGCCGTATGCGGGAGTAGTATAAATAGCCATAACTCCAGGTACTCCAGCAAAGTCAACCGGCTGATCACCACTGACAGTTCTACGCACGACAGTTCCCAGAGGAGTGTTATAAGAGAAAGAAGCAGAATCGCGAAGAAGCTGCTCATTCTGCGCATACCACTTCCAATCATTTGGACGACTGGAATTACACTTCTGACGATCCTTGCCAGATTTAGTCTCCTCTTCATAAGAGAAATCACTCTTATCCTTGCTGTAGCTGTCGCTGCGACTTTTGCTACCTCTACGATAGCCCTGTCCTTTTCCATTGAATTTCTTATTTTTGGTAGCCATAATTATACCTCCTTAGGGTACCATAGCTGCGATGCCACCTGCACCGCTAATCAAGGTTTGGACGCCGCGGATAAAGTTGGATACATCAGTATCTTCTTCCGTAGCTAAATTATGTCTGGCGCTTTCACGGTATTCTTCAATACGTCTGGACAAATCTTGGCTGTTTAAGAACTCACCAGCCCGATTATGGCGTTGAGTCTCAGTGATACTAGACTGTCCTTGCCGCTCCAACTCCACATTGTGTCGTGTAGTTTCATCTAAACGACCTTGCTCCACTCCCACTTCAGATAGGAGCTTGTCAGATTGCGCGGAGCGCAGCGTACCCAAAGTCTGAGCATTGTACCAATCAATGCCTTCAGTGGATACATTATGCCTACGCATCTCCGCCACTTGAGCGGCTTGCACGCCAACCTGAGATCTAGAAATACTCTCAGATGCTACATTGTGTCGCTGCGTCTCTGTTAACATCGTTCGACCCTGCGACTCAGTCTCACGATTATGCCTCCCTGATTCCTTCAGTTCAGCCCACTTGATTTGATTAGCAGTCATAATATACCTCCTTTACTGCTAACTTTGAATTGTACTTCACACAAAGCAATAGCATTTACGCTAAGCTGGGTGAGGTGACAATTCAAATAGATGTTTTTATGAACCTGTAAATACTTATTCAAAGTAAATGTTCTCCTTTCTATTGAATTGTAAACCCATTAAAATTTACGGATCCCGGGAATTC